TTCGGCGGCAAGTGCTTGTGCAGCGGCAGCTTGTTCAGCGGCAAGTACTTGTGCAGCGGCTACTTCTGCCGCATGGGCAGCGGCGGCTTCGGCTGCGGCAATTTCTGCGGCGGTCATTGTGGTTGCAACGGCAGCTTCGGCGGCTACGGGAACTGCTAACTGGGGCATATCAAACTCCTCGTTTCATTAAAACAAACCCGCCGTTACGAGCGAATTCTTTGAAGCCAAACATGGTTATCAACTTCTGAGCTTTTATATCATTTTCAAAGGGTGTAGCATACACTTCTGTGTACTTTTTGTCTTCAAAATCTTTAAGCATACCTTTGAAAATTTGCTGATACCGCTTAAACTTTGCAGGTGTCCAAGCGCCTTCTTTGAGTGTTAAATGCAACGCTACTTTTGTTTGGTTAATTATGTAGTCGCACAACACCTCAATGTCATTATCCTCGTAGAGCTTTTCTCTTACTGGAGGCATCATACTTTTACCTTCAGAACATTGGCAGCAGTGGTGTCATAGAACACATCCCCAACCCGTAAATTAGCAAGATCTGCCTGAGTTGGCAGGCTTGGTGTCGCCGTGTTTGGCGCTGGAGGGAAACTCAATCCAGCTATTACTGCCGCGCCATTCCTCTGAGTTGTAACGTTTATTGGCCCTGCGTTATCTAACTGATTAAAGTACAAACGCAACAAGGTCAATAACTGATTCATGTATATCTGATCGTACTCCTCTGGAGCACTGAGCAGACGCGGGGCAACAACGTTTTTTTGTGCCATTATCTGCGTCCATCAGGTCTGATGTCGATACGAGGAGCGCCTAGCTGCCACTGTGTTCCTATGGTGTCCGAGGTAATCCGCATAGCCATTTGTCGTCCACGCACACGGATGAAGATTTGCCCGTCATATGTGTCTGGGTCAATTGGATAACTTTGCGTTGCCACCACGGGCTGCTCTGCGTCTGTATCCGTACCCCCTACAGATTTGGGCGATGTTAACCCCGAACCTGAGTTTTTTAAAGGCAGTAACTGCATGGTCAGGCGCGGCGTTACTCCGTTTGTGGACCCATTAAACGTTAAGTCAGGTAGTATTCTGTAAATAAACGCAAAGTTATGACCGTCCCCAATATCAAACTGCGCCGTTGTAATTGACGCTTCAATCGGTAAAAGATCAGCCAACATGCCGTCATCTACACCAGTCTCGTGGTTCACAAGGTTATGTGCATAGGTAGCCGCAACAGGGAAGCTTCGTAGTCCAGTATCCAGCCATGCAGTGCGCCCCAGACTGCCGTAATACCAAATATCTTCCACATAGTTGTATACAACATATCTATCAGATTCGTTGGAGTTGGCCGAGCAATAAAACCACCAGACTTCGTTAAAGCCTTCGTTTGTGCTGGCATACACTTGGTCAAACTGCTGCCGATTAATATCGTTATAGACATACCGCAGTAAATCGCAACGTAGGGTTTGTATGCCACCAGCGTACTTGTAGAACTTGTCTGCGCCCATCCAGTAAGTTGTTCCAGATGCTACCGCCGCCGCATTTGGGCCAACAATAGATATGTTACTTGCTAAAAGCTGCGTACCCCAGACGTAAGGTGGACCAAGATATTGCAAGGAATAAAGCGCAGAATCTGTCCAAACAAGAATCTCTTGACGGCTTTGCCGGGCAGTAACGATGGTCGATCCTTGTGACAACCTAGCGCTACCTGCTTGATTGGTGATGGCAGGCTCCCACTCAGTCACAGATTCTTGATCTGACCACCGGATAAGCATCGGGTCAATTGTGGTGCTGAATATATCGTTTGTACCAAAGCAAAGAACAAATCGGCTTGCGTCTGAAATTAAAAAGAAAATTTGACTAATCGGGGTTTGATTAGCGCCACTTAGCTGAGAAATAGGAATTGCACGAGGCGATATGGATTGAACGCCAGACTGCGTTCCAGATGTAATAACTATTGTTGATAAAGTGTAGGTAAGACCTGTTGGCGTTCCTACGGTAGTTGTAACTCCAGAACCACCTATAGTGGTAGATAAAGTGAATGTTGTAGACCCATTAGTGGCAACAATGTAATACGTTGTAGGGTTAACGTATCCAGCAATAGAACCCGTCCCTCCATAAGTTCCACTGATTACTAATGACTGATTAACTACCAAAGTAACACTTGAAGCAGTGCAGCTAAATTGCCCTGCTATACCCGTAATAGCTACGCCTGATAATGTTGCACTTAAAGTAGTGGATGTTGCTAAATTAAACGTGCCGCCTGTAGAATTAATGACGTAGTACGTTACACCAATGACTAACCCTGTAGGTAACGACCCAGTGGTTTGCAGGGCCAGCGCTGTGCCATTTACCAAACTGCCAGAGAAACTGACAACGCTAGGCGAGGCAATAGTGATTGAGGCGGTCTTAGCTGTGTACCCAATATTGGCATTCCAATAGTACAAAGGTGCCTCACGGGGGCCAAGGATTAAATCCTGACCAAAATTGCTTTGGTTCCAGATGCGGATAGCCGCAGCAGATGCCGCACCATTACCCCATGTACCAGCACCCCAAGGGCCAGCACCCCAGCCAGTAGCAGGGATGGCGTACTCCTCACCAACATTGACTTGATATACCGCGTAAATTGTGCCGCCGCCTGTAAGGGCAAAAGATGCTTGGGAAGAGGCGGTAATTAAGTACGTTGTTGAAGTCAGGGAAGTGATCTGGTACTCACCAAAGATTGTGACCCCAGCCAAAGTTGTTGTGGGCGAAAACGTTACAAAGTCGTTATTCTCAAACCCGCCGCCAGCATCTGTTACGGTTACAACAGCAGAACCTACTGCGGTAGTAAATGGGTTGGTAAGCGTGTTGGCTACTCGGATAGGAGTGATGTCGTTATAAACACCGCCGTTCTCAATGTAAAACTTCAGGTGAGTGCCAACACCCAGCAGGTTCTGATAGCTGAGTGTGATCCAATTCAACAATGAACGGCATACACCCAAGAACGTATTTGCAGATATGCGAACCCAGCCACCTATTTTTTCAGGCGTACCCTGACGAAAACGAACTTTTTCCGATTCATAGTAGCCACCCTCATTGGTGTAGCGAGTGTTTTCTCTGTTTACACCGGGCTTGAGGAGGATTTTTTGTAGTGGCATGGTTAACCAACGTTGCGTTCAAAATGAGGGCAATCTACCAAAGATTTGAAGTTGCCGCCCCAACGGTTCTTAGGGTGCAAAGTTTCCCAATATGCTCCTACAGGCGCGATTATGGTTTTGTCCCAAATGATTTTGCCGTCACGGAAGAAGTTCAAATCTATTGCACAGCGCTTTAGATGGATGGAATTCATAGTCTTGGAACGCCCCGTCTTGAAGTAAATGGCTTGCTGTTCGGGCGTACGCGCCAGTTCCCCGCCGGTCACCACGAATCCTTGGTCTGTAGCGTACTGGATTAGCTTACACATGTCCAGCAAAAACGCAGCTTGTTCGGTGCTTAAGCTCATTTTCTGCCTTTCATTTCGGCCAATTTCTCAATGGTTCTGCCGCCAAAGTAAGCGCCCATGATTAACATCCCCCACTGGCCCAAGAGGGACACGTAGGACTCGTTGGCGTTGTAGTTAAACGCCGACATCATGGCAAACAAGAAGTAACCAAAGAATATAGCTATAAGGCTCATTGGGCGGATGTTCTTGGACAGCCAAGAGTCACTAGACATATCAGCTTGCCAGCGGTCTGTAACGTTATTAGCATCACTCTGTGCAGCCTTGGCAAACAGCTCTAGCTCAGCCAACTCCAGCTTGGCCTTCTCAATACCTAGCTCAAGCAGGCGCTCTTCATGTTCAAACTGCAACTGGCGCAGATTGCTGACATCTTCTGCGGTTGGATCGTCAGGTATCTTTACACCCAAAGTTTTTTCTACGACTTCCTTGCCCTTGGCTTGGATAGCGCTAGATAGCAAGGTAAGGCCGTTTTGAGCCAAGCTACTAAGGAGCGTTGCGACTATTGGAATCATCTCTTCTTTCCTTTTCAATTTGTCTGCGTAATTTTTCCATCTTTTCAATCTGCTGTTTGGCCTCATGCTTGGTCTGCATAACGTCCATGTACAGCATTCCAATCAGCGGCAGCAGCACAACTACAAGCAAACAAGCGGCAATCCATCCCATCACTAATTCCCAGTTCTGTTTAAGAGGCTGAGGAGTAGCCACATATACAGGAGGAATAGGATAGTCGCCAGTAGATACGCCTGCCTTTCCTTTAGCAGCCTTTCTTGCTCCTTGCGTTGCCATGACTCATCATCCCGTTTCTTCCTTGCCTTGTCCTGCTCTATCTTGATGACATCCCGCATATCAAACACTTTTGAATACAAGGCCCCCATCTCTTTTGGAGCGCCGTATACCATCGCTTCTCTTATCTCCGTCTCCAACAATACCATCTGGTCTTGAGCCATTACCCGCTTCAGGGCGGCTTCCATCAGGTTAGCGTCGGGGTCGTAGACAGTTTTGCTCTTCTCTTCCTCTTCCCTTATGTGGTCAGCAAGCTGTTCTTGCAGCTTGAAAAACTGAGAAAGTTGGACAACAATGTCTGCCATGACTTGGGTTTCGTCAACGGCAACGTAGGCTTCCTTCTTTTTCGCCACAGGCTTGGGGCTTGTGGCGGGCGTTCCGAAGAGCTTTGCCCAGAATCCTCTGACTGCTTTGACGTCTGAAGCAACCTCATCGACAGTTTTCTTGATTTCCATGAAAGACGTTTTTGCGTCTTTGTAGAGTTTGCATCCTTGCTTAATAGCGGCAACACAAGCGTTCGCGGCAAAGAGGATGCTGAGCGGATCAATTTACAGCTCCAGAAATTTCTTGTTGGTCATGGTTGTTCAGGCCATTCAACTTCCCAAGGGAAGCCAGTTTGCGCTGTGATGTCGCGCAGTGCTTGACGGTATGTTGCCCATACCATCTTGTCCACAGGCGTATCTGCTATTAGCGTCCAGTCGCTGTCTTTAAGTTTATCGTTACGCTGGTTACGCACAGACTGAGCCTGTTCTGCGCCATCTACTAGGGTGTCTGCATTGACTGTTGTTGCCATGTGTTACTCCGCTATTTAGCTGACTGACTCAATGATTTGTAATGCGCCGTACTCATTATTACTGCCGTAGCTTTGATCGTAGGCTACAATTTTGTTTTGGGTTATAGAGTTAATATTACTATCTATGGGGAGAAATTTTGCGTAAAAAGAAGCAAAGTTATTCTCACCAATTGCCACAGCTTTTTGCCCTGTGGTAACACCGCTCCAAGCATAACTACTAGAGCCAATCAAAAGACTTGGTGTAAATGTTTGTTTGTAATCTAAAGCTGAAGGAGCTGAAAAATTACTCGTGCCCCCATTTTGGAAATCATAGTCCACTAAGATAGGAGAAGCGCCAGTAAAGTTAAGCACTACTCTTTGCGCATTTGCGGCAGTAGTGTACCCATAAAATGTGGCTAGATTAGCTGTAGCGTTTGCGCTGATAGGTATAGCTGTCAATGCGGTGCTGGAGAATAGTGGCCCGATTTGTGTGCCCGCACTGGCCGTTCCAGCAGTATCTGTAAGGATGTTAGACCTACCATTAGTAGCGCCGTGTAACATAATTAACTTTGACCCACTAACAATTGTTGCAAATTGGGTTACAGCGGTCGCTCCTCCGTTTGATAATGTTGCGCTAGAAATTGAGGCGGTTGTGCCAACTACACTAATAATCAGACCTACCATAGGATTACTAGTGCCACCAGTAGCTAAAACAACAGCAGTCCGAGCACCGTTGCTAATCGGCCTTACTTGATAAACGCTTGCTGTGGTTGAGGCGGATGTTGCACCTGTGCCAAGGGTAATAGTTGTACCTGAAACGCCGTATGGGGTAGCAAAAAAAGTAGTAGCTGTGGTGTTTGTTAATACCAATACAACGGACGAAGAAACGGCGGTTACATAAATGCTACCTAAGCTTGTGCCGTTTAAAACCGTTGCGGAGCCAATTGTTACTATGCTTGCCGAAATGGTCATCGCCCGCATTTGCGGCGTAGTAGCGTCATACGTTACAACAAAAGATGAACCAACAGCAATCAAATTACCAGCGCCAACGCCCCCTCCATCGGCGGTTGATAATGTTACACCGGTTGCTGAACCTACAGTAATTGTTGTGCCGCTTAAAGTTAAAACAACCCCCTGCATTGCGTCGGCAACACTTGACACAACTAAAACTTGATTTGTGTCGCTTAGTATGGCTTCAAAATGAACCATAGTGCCGGTACGTATAGTGGTTAACGTACCCCATAGCAGGGTAGACGCATCATAAATAATGCCGAATAGAGTAGAATTACCAAGCAGAATCAACGTTCGGTTAGCATCAATTACAACAGTTTTTCTAGCTGTTGCTGCTGCTGTTTTATTGTATAAATCGGTTGAAAATACCAGCGCTACAGGAGCATATGGTTCAGCGCCTACCAAACTCCATGTACCAGCAGCCGTAGAGTTATCAGCCAAGCCCACAATTACAGGACAATTTGAAAATACAAAACCTAACGTACTACCAGCGTTATTGACAATTTTAAGCGGGTAAGCGCCTAGATTATTGATGTTATAAAGAATGCCGCCCTTAGTCACTGTTGTGGCATCTGGAAACGTGACTGTTTGACCGTATGTAGTCGTAGTAATAGCTTGAGCGGTAACAGAAGCTGAAGTTAAGACGACCGACCCAGAAGCAGTTGTACCGCCGCCACCACTAGCAGAAATGCTAATTGAACCTGAACCGTTAGTAATGGTTACGTTACTGCCACCAGTCAAAGTAGCTTTTGTCAATCCGCCCGATACGTTACCAATCAATAACTGGCCATTAGTGTAGGTAGACTCTCCCGTACCGCCATTGGCTTCAGGCAATACGCCGCTTACATCCGTTGTCAACACTGCGGGATTGCTGACAATTTTTACAAAATCAGAACCGTTCCACGCAACCACAGCCTTACCACCGGCAGGAATTGTCACACCTGTAGTCGGGCCTGCGCCACGAATCACAATAGACTGCGTGCCGCCTGTACTGTTGATAACGATATAGGTCTTGCTGGATGCTGGTGCTGTGATATTGCGCGTTACCGTGCCGGATGCGGTCCATAAAATAACGGGCTGACGGGCTTGGTCAGCAGCCAAAGCAGTCGTAGAAAGCGTTACATCAGCATCAGCGCTGAGTGTTGTTGTGCCCGCAATAGCGGAATCAATCAGCGACGTGATTGAGTCATTAACGGTGTCGCCCCAAGTACCGTCAAGTTCTCCGGTAATTGGTAGGGCTAGACCTAAGAGTGCTGTTGATTGTGTTGCCATTGTTTTCTCCGATTAAGCCACGTATGTGCCGTTATTGGTGGTGTTTAAACGACGCGCAGTCCAGATACTTCCAGCCAGTGGCGTAATCGTACCCGCACTTGTGTTGGCTCTTATCAATAAACTTGTCCCTGTGCCGTTATCTAACTGTATTCTAAACCGTGCGTAATGATTAACCGCCGTAGTCAATGAGCCTGTAGTAAAGCTATATGCCGTTGTGTTGTTAACCGCTTGGCCCACCAGCATGGTTGCTGTGCCGGGCGGGGCAACGATACCTGTAACAGGCGACATTTCAAAATATACGTTCTGTATGGTTAGCGCAGCAGAGTTAGTCAGCGTCCAAGTGACTGTACCAGCGGAGGTCTTCAAGAAGTACATAATAATTTCAATATCGTAGTAGCCCTGCGAGACCAGCGCAATATTGGACGTAGCGCCAAAAAAGTTAGCAATACCTGTACTAATAGAAGCACCGTTAGCAGTTAACTTAAACTGGTTGTACAAACCTACCGAGCTACGACCAGATGCCGTGTCTACTGTGCCGTACATGTTCTCGCCGTCGTACTCAATAGCGCCTGCTGCGGCGGATGTTAAGTTTGTACCGGACGTTAAAACAATTGGCGCTACTGTTGCTGTGCCTGCAACTGGGGTAATTGATTTGGCTACCACGTTACCCGCCGAAGCCACAAGGTTGCCAGTAGAGGCGGTAATTTCGCCCGCAGCAGTGATAGGGATACTGGTATTTAATGTAGATGCAGAAATCTGCATCTTGTACGCGCCTTTGACCTGATTAAAGCCGCCCACGTAAAACTGATGCGCATTTGCTGAACCCGTGCTAGACGTGGCGTAAACCAGATTGCCCGTGAAAGAAGCATTTAATGCCGAACCAAATATGTACGTCTCGTTAGGGCCAGTGACACTGTATGTCGCCTCGTTGTATGTAGAACTGTTATGGCCAAAGTTGCCAAAACCAGCCGCATCCGTGCTGTTGTTTGCATACAGAACGAAGTCAGCGGAAGCATTACTACCAGCATTGGAGTTATAGACATAGCTCTCCATGTAGTTGTTAAAGTTGCCTGTTGCAGCAATCACGGGGTTTGTCGTGCCAGCCAGTAAAGCCGCAGTACCTGCCCGTAGAGTTGTACCGTTAAATGTCAAATCAGCGCTAGATTGGTAAGGATTAGTACCGTTACCATAAGGAATGGAGTTAACAGCTAGTGTGGTTACACCCGTACCGCCAGAAGATACCGGGACAAGAGCGACGTTATCCGCAACAATATTTAAACCATCTGCATAAACCGATCTTTCGGCGGGGTAGGTGACGAACACATCTTTACTGCCCGCTGTAAATGGCGTTAAAACTCCAGCAAAACCCGTCGTTAGAGTAATCGCCGTGTAAGTTGCGCTAGTTCCTGCGTAGGTAAGTATTGATCCGCTTGCCGTTAAAACTGTCTTGCCTGTACCTTGTGCATCAAGCGTTACAGTACCCGTGCCCAACGGAACAGTAGCATTGGTTGTAAAACTTACACCAACCGTATTTGACGCCGCCCCAATTAATGTGAAGTCTGTAGTTCCAACCGTCAGAATAGTGGCTGTTGTGCCAGAAACTAACGACGTAGCATTTGCAATTGCGCTAACTGTGATTACTTGCCCAGCCGTTATGCCGTGTGCCGCAACCGTATTAACAGTAACCGTGGTAGTTGATTGGCTGATGGAAGAAATTGCCGCAATAGAAGATAAGCTGGAAGACGATAAAACCGTATCCCTAGATAGGGTCGTACCTGACAATGTGTACGTACCAATACCCACTTCCCACTCATTTGCGACTTGACTGGCAATTGTGTAGTACGTGGTGTTAGCGTTGCCAATAACAGAAAATGCCTGATACCCACTGGATGTGCCAGCAAGCACAACAGACCCTGTACCCGTCGTAGTGGTGTTCTCTCTTACTCGATCTTTAAGAACTAAAGCCATTTTGCACCTTTTATGGGTTAACTATTGTCTGCCAATCTGGATCAGGCGGTGTTTGTGATGTGTCAATCACTGTCCAAATAGCTGTCAAAGTTGATGATTGTGTTTCCGCTGCAAACATTGTTTCAATAACTGCCGCCTGAAATTTGGCAATCAAGCTTTCTGCATCAGCAATTGCAAAAGACTCATTTGCACTGACTTGAAACACCTGCCCAGCGGCAGTAGAAAAAGGCAAAGCAGAGAATGGGGTGTTAGCAAACATGATTAGGTAATCACTACAGTGTAGGTGACAGCCAAAATGTCAGTGGCTACAACGGTTCTTGCAGCGGCAAAGTCGCCAGCCGAGAACAAGATACCTGTTGTATTATTCGGCACAGTCGTACCACCAAGGACGATAAAACAACCAGCTACCGTAGCTGAACCAGTCATCGTAAAACTAGTTGGCGTTGATGTTGTCTTGCTACCGCCAGAAGCGGCAGAAAACACGGGTGTGAGCCGTGCCGCAATAGCTGTAATCTCCGCCCATGTAGCGTGAGAAGCCATAGTGTCTGCCACAACGGATGTACCAACACCTTTCAGGCCCATCAATACTGCGCCAGCACCTGCGTTACCCAGAATTGAGTTTAAAGTAGCGTTCTTGCCAACTGTTACTACTAGATTTTCAATGTCGTCTTCCCATTTGATGTTGCCTTGAGAATCTGTACACACCACATGGTAGTAGCCGTTCATGTTCATTGGTTCAGTAACCATTTATTGCTCCTGTTAGCTACTGCGAATTAACGCCGTTGTCGATGTGTTTGCAGGCATCGTAACTGCGAATGTGATTGCTGAAGTCTTGTCTGCCCCAAAATCCAAAACCGCAATAGACTTGTTGGCTTTGCTTGAGTTGTAAATCAGCGCACCACGAGCAGTCAAAGCTGATGTCCAAGTTGCGTTGGGAAACCCAACATAGGCTACAGTGCCCAATGTATTTACCGTGATACCCGGTAGTGTTACCCCGCCTGCCGTGTAACCTGTTGCTACAACTTCATCGGTCGCGCTGTAAATTGTCGTATCTGCACCAAGATTAGCTGGCGCGGTGTAAAGGGCAATCTTAATCACATCCGTGGGTAAGTTATGGACACCCTCATACAACTGGGCTTTGAAACTGGTGGTAAGTGTTTGGGCAATCATTGAACTGGAATCCTCACTTGTCCATCACGGTACGCATCCATACGTTGCTTGCCATCGCCCAGATTTTTAAGCAGCTGCATTGATTGCGCGTACATTTCTTGATATACCGCAATCAAGTCAGGCTCACCCTTCATAAAGCGGATAGCTTCAACCAAAGCGCCGTTCAATAACGCAGAACTAAAGTTATCGCCAAGCCAAGAAGTACCAGTGGTGACAATCGACTCAGGGTAGTAGTAATAGTGGAGTTCTAGTTTGTAAGCACTGTTCGGTGTAGGCCCAAGAATAAAACTTAACTCATTAACTGCTGTAGATTGTGGGCCAAAGATTGCGTAGTACTCTGGAAGACCTGTGTCCGCTGGAGTTGGGTACGCCTCACGAATGAAGTTAACGTCCTTATTTAGCAAAAATGTATAAGTTTCCGTGGCTGTCCCGTAGTTCTCAATAACCGCTAAAGAAAACGTAGACAGGAAGTCGCCGGGACAAGACACATATTTATTGTTTACCGTTAACGTACCAACTACGTTTTTTCGCAGGTTGGCAAGCTGTACAGAGTTGTAAATCTTCTGTTCAGCCTGCTCTGTAAACAGTGCGTACTCATCCGCTGTAAACTCGTTTTCACAAATGTCCGCAATATTTGCAACAAGTTCAGCGTAGTTCATGGTTATGCCATAGGCCCACGAGCCATCAGACCTTTAGTAGCCGCGCCAGTGCCACGAACTTTAATACCGCTGGTTTTGACTTGCTCATCGCCAGCAGCTTTACTGATGTTGCCAACGCTCATATTAACCGTGTCGGCTTTGCTGCGGTTTGGCATAACACCGGGGGTGGAAGAAATCTTCATTGCCTTACCATCCATAGTGTGCGGCTCGGCATAAACACTTGCGCCGCCAACTTCTTTACCGTCTCGTTTCATGCTGAATTTAGCCATTATTTTCCCCGTTGGTTTGCAACTTTAGCCATGCCACGACCCATGCTCATCATCATCTCGTTGGTCTTTCCGCCTTTGGCTAGCTTAGTCATAGGCTTGCCGGGGTGCAGCCTTTTCTCGTGCTTATGCACGGCTCCAGCCATCATCTTTTTGTCCTGTTTTAAATCTGCTTTGTGCATTTTAAGCTCCTAAGTTACGCTTACCGTTACTGTACCAAGTTCTAACGCTAACACCAAATAATTTGGCGTTAAAAGAGTGTCAAACCCACTTGCTCCACCAACAGGGTTCCAACCCCACTGAAAGACTCGACTGCCACCGCCGTTGAAACCATCCTCCAGCAAGCCAGAGACTTGGTAGCTTAGGTCAGGACGCGGGTCGCGCACCCCTTGCGGGTCATCCACTGGATACATGCCCAACTGCAACTGCGGCTGATCTGGGTCCCAGCACTGAGGGCACACTTTTAAGTCGTAAACCTTGGTCTTGACAACAAGTTTTTTAAGTGCCGTAAGTTTGTACCCGAAACCGCACCGGTCGCATATGGCAATTGAGTTCTTACCACTAGCAAACCTATTACCCATTATCCGCCCCCAATGAACATCTGTCTAGGCACGAGACGCAATGCGGCGCGTTCTTGATCTTCATCAGCCGCTGTCATCCATGCCTCGTCGTACTGTTGTTTTAAGACCCCAAGACGATCCATACCACCGGGAACCTTCAAAGCAATGTAATAGGACAATCCAGCCACCATACAGGGTATAAAACGAAAAGGTACGTCCATTACATTGACACCATTACCAGCATCTTGCACGCGACGCATACGCCAGTAGACAAACTGGTAAGTCTGGGAGCCGTCAGGCGTAGGCCACATGGTTACGCGAGGCACATTATTGGTGTAAATCTTGGCGCTGGAACTAGCAGTATGTGCCGCAGCCGTTGTTCCGTTCTGTCCACGGAAGCAATTGCTTAAAGTGTTGCCTTCAATGTAGTTGTAGAAGATAGTTTCGCTGTCAAGGTTGATGTAACCAATGGCAGGAAGCCCAACTACACTGGACAAAACAACTGTGTCTGCGGTAGCGTTGATGCTGGTAGACAAAACCGCCGTTGTTGGCATGATCTGCCCATCCAAACGCTGATACCAGACTTGAATTGGCCGCGCTTGGGTCAGTTTGTTAGGTAAAGTAGCGTATGTGGAAACACTTACGCGGGTAATTGTCAAATCGGACTGGGTTGCCGCCTCATTTGGCTGTGTTCGGATAACGTGATCAAGTAAATCGACAGTATCTACGGGGATTGCATAGGTGTTCAAGCCTTGAGTTAGGGTAATCGTGCCCTGCTCAAACGTCCACATGTTGATACCGCGGTTTGCCCAGTCAGCAAACAACAAGTTCAGCGACCGGCGAGCCGTTTTAAGGTCGTATCCGGTGCGTAACTCTGAACCCGCACGCTCAAAAGCCTCCTCCACCAGTTCGGTGAGGTCTAAATTAAAGCCTGCTGACCCAGAAGTTGTTGCCATTATTTACCCTTACGACGCAAGGCGGCAATTCCACCATTTGCCATTTTATAACCCGCAGCACGTCCTTGCTGTAGTACTTGCCCAAGTCCCACGCCCTGAGATGCTTTATCTCCACCCTTATAGAACGTCTGATCGCCCGGGTTGTATGCGTAGTCTTTGTACTGTTGACCAGCAAAATCTCGTAAAGTCTGTGCAAACCCTTGGTCACCAAACTGTCCAGCCTGACTCATTTTGCTGAAGTCCGTAGGAGCCTGAACTGGGGCTGGGGCTGGGG